GTTGTTTTGTGACAACCGAGCATCTTTGTTGAACTAAATTAGTGTGCTCTCATGTCCGTGTGTGGACGAATCATTGTGTATTTGTATGTGTTTAGTTGGGCTAACACTACTGTTGTTCCATTGGTTTGGAACGTGTTTGTGCTGCCTTCCTTGATGACATTCTTGTTTTATAAATGGCCCTGCAACACTGTCATTGCATTGGCTGTTCATACCCTGAATTTATGGTATCAGGTTGTTTTTGTTTATAAATGCCCAAATTGGTCTTTAATTTGTGATTTATCGACTGAAGGTGCTTGGAATGTGGAAATGGTATTTACTATGGATTCATAATTTCCTTCTTTTCTTTCTTTTAAAAGCACTGGAACACTGAAGAGTGTGCGCGAAAACTTGGGTTTCTTCCAGGTTTTGTTCCTCAGAAATGGATTCCACCCTTCGATATGTTATGCCAGGTGCATGGGCTGGAATGAGTGTGTTGGAAGAGGGCCTTTTGGCCCCGCCAAGTGATTTGGATAAGGTTGCTGCCAACGAGTTTGTTCTTCGTTTGGCCTTCTTTGTCGCTGGGTTATGGACCCTTTTCTTGCTTACCATTTGGAACATCTTGTTTGCGTTGACACCTTTGCCTGGTGCTCTAGTTACTAAGCTTGTTCTAATGTATATTTTATTGTTCACCACTTTGGTGGATGTGTGGTTTGTGGTTTCATTATTTTCTTTAGTTCTTATATCTTCATTTCGCGTTATCGGCTTTTTGTATCATCTTGACGATAATGCTTGTGAACATTTCTACTATCGAATATTTTCAATTGGCTTTGGTTGGTTTTATGATGTGGGCATTTTGCTTAATGGCAGTGTTCTCCTCACATATAAACCTTTTCTTAAAGTCCTTGATGCCATTGCTTACTTTATGGCAAAGCAGATTGACCTTGTCTCAAGCCGGTTGCGCAAGTTTGGCTTTTTGAACGTTACTAAAGTTAACCCTCTCATTGCGATTCCTCGGTCAAACTTTATTTTGCCGTTTTCGATAGGTAGTGATTTTGATAGTGAAGACCATTTGTCTTTGACCCTTTTATCTCGTGGTAAGCAACAAGTGAGGGTTTGGGATGATGGTCTTGACACTTGTCAGCCTTTGATTTATCTGTCCTTAATGGTGGTCAGGTCTGCGATAATGTTTAGATTAAATAATGTCTCAATCCTTTTCTTACTTGCCATTTTGTGTATATATTTTATTGGTTGGTGTGTGTTTATTTTAGTGAAGTTTGGTTTAAAAGGCGTCCAGATAGTTTTCGATTTGGCTAAATTGACTTTTCTACTAGCTTTCTTTTGTGTTTATGCACCACAATCTGTACTTCTAAATTATTCCTATGGTTTTTGGTATTTCTATTGGCATCTCCCGTGGGTTTGTCTCAAATTTGCTCTCAATTTATCTAATTTGTGGGCAGGTTTCTACCTCTTGAAGACGTTTTGTGTTTTGAGTTTTGTCCGTGTTCTGAAGTGGTCTTACTACCTTCCCTTGGCTTTTGGGCGGTATTCTGATTCTGGCGCATCTGTCAAGTCTAAAATCAAGTTGCAAGCTCGTTTTAACCAATCTTGGGTGGCTGCTCAGCGGGTGATCGATGACATGGCTTTGCCAACCTTCATCCGTAGGACAAATTTCGAAATTACACCTGGTTCCATCCAGGCCACTTTTGACAAGCTCAAGAAACTTGGGTGGCCTGTCAATGTCAAGGTGACTTCTATGCCTGAAGATTTGCAGGTGTATGAGTATCCTGAGTGGTTCATCACTTCTTTTGATTTTCACCAAGGCATTCATAATATGCAAACTGCTATTGATGAAGACTTGCAAGTCTTTGAAGCAGACAATAACTTGGCTTATAAGCGAACTGAGACGTATGCATCATTTACGAATGAATTGCAAGCGACTTCTCGCTATTTCTTGTTTAGGGATTACTCCTTTACTGATTTGGCAGTGGATGACATCTGGGTTTTGCTTGGGGCAATCTTTGCAAATTCTCGACTCACCCCCTTTCCTTATATCATTAAGAAGTGGGAGAAGAAGTATGGTTTGGGTGCTTTTGCCAAGATTTCCTATAAAGGCAAAGACCGCAAGTTGTCCAGGAAAAAGTTTATGAAACAAATGTCTCAAGATGAGTTTCTTAAATTGTGGGCAGAGACATTTAAATGGGCCCCAACTTTGGATCCTATTAATCCTGTGTCTATCAAAAATGAGGCTTTGCCCGCCAAGAAATGGATGGCTGACAAAGTCCGCACTGTGATTGGTGCTCCTTTAACTTCTTATATCAGCTCCACCATCTGGAATTATATGCCAAACCATAATTTCCAATGGGAGTCAACACCAATTAAAGTTGGTATGCCTCTAAATGGTGGGTCGATGTCAAAAGTTTATGCGGAGCATGCCCGTCGTGATTTGCATTTTGCGGCAGATTGCACGGCTTTTGATTCAACTCTTTCTGGCAAAACTCTTGACATTATCAAGGGTCTTAGGAAAAAGGGCTTCGAGAATCACAGAGATTATAAAAACATCTGTGATTTGATTGATAGCGCCTACTGGGAAGTGCAAAATGGTGTTTTGGCCTTGACTTCGCGAGGGCGTATGTATCGTAAAGGCACTGGCCTTTCTACTGGTCATTCATCGACTTCTATGGATAATTCCATAGGTTTGGTGTCTCTTTATTTAAGAGCTTGGAAAGAGTTAACTGGCCAAACTGCCCATGAGTTTCGCCATTTTTGCACTTTGTCTGCGTATGGTGATGATAATATTTGCTCATATGACAAGGATGCCCATCCCAATTGGACTCCTTTGAACATTCAAAAGGTCTTCAAACAATGGGGTGTTGAAATGCGTATTGAAGCGCAAGGGCCCCTTGAAAACATTGAGTTTTTATCTAAGTTCTGTAGGCGGCCTAATCAACAAGATAAAGAGTTGATGGCGTCTCTTAATTTACCCTGCCCAAACTTTATTATTTACCATAATAGAGACAAGCTCATAGGGAAAATCAAAGTTGATGCTGTCAGTTCTCAGAAAATGTTTGGTTTGTCCCCTGAGAAACAGGTCACTCGCATTATTTCTTTCATGCAACTGACTGCTCATCACCATGACGTTTATAATGGTCTTGTTAATGCCGTCAACAAGAAAGTTCAGTTGATACGTGGTCGTAAGCCCGTTTATGCTGTCAAAATACCTTCTTATGAACAGATCATGACTAATTGGTATTTTAAAAGAGAAAACATCAAAGGTTTCACTGATGATGAAGTGATTCCTGATGATGTTATACTTAATTATGGGCAAGTAACAATCATTGATGCCTTTTCTAATTTCCTGTCACGGTTCGCTGATTTCGTGAATCCTGATGTTTATAATTCTGGATTGACCATTTTCCTTCAGAGGCCTTTAAAACCTCTAATGGAATGGGCCATCCTGCATACCCGTGAAGCCAATGCTGTTTATACTAACAGACATTTAGCCTCAATTATGCAGAAGTCATCTTATGATTGGATGACTAATGAAGTGGAATTGCCAATGGGAGTGGATGATGCGCATGTCACATCTCGGCTTTTCAAACATTGGCTCTACATGATCTTTTCAAAAAGGAAAGGCAATTTCTTTTCAAGATACATTCTTATGATTGACAAGAAATTGGCTGATATCAAATACTTGTTATTTGGACATATTGATCTGCAAGCTCGCCGACTTGAGATCCCTATTTGGAATTGTGTTTTGGCATCTCTTATTGGTTGCTTGCCTGATTTTGAAGGTGTCCCTGATTACAGGAAACTGTGGGGCTGGCAATATTTACCATATTTATCCGTGGGCAACTTGGCAGATGCCATTTTTGGGATGGCGACTAATTTGGCATTTTCCAGTGTTCCTGCGAACTTCATGGCTTCTAATCAAGCTTTCAAAATGGCAGTGAATGGCAATCCATGGTTGGTAGAGGCTGCCACTGGATCTGGCAAAACTACATCCATGATTAATGCTTTTACTTACACTCCTGAATTTTCCCTGATTGACAAATTGATCGTAGTTGAACCTCGACAAAGTATTGTGTTGTCAATTGTTCCATATATGCGGTCAAAGTTTAATATGGACTGTACGGGTGCTTGCGAGGGTTTTAAATTTGACCCGAAGTGCAAGATTGTCTATTGCACACCTTTAGAAGTAATTTTGCATGAAGAATGGTTCCATGTGCGTAGCGTTTTTATCCTTGATGAATGCCATGTAGATGAGCCTTTATACAATTTTACCCAAAAAGTAGTGCGAAATTCCACGAAGTGCTTCATAATGACGTCTGCTACTCCATCCCCTTTTGATTTTGGCCATAGTGTCATTGCTGGCGCAAATGTTTGGAAAATTGAAGAAGTGTCGGCAGCTCATATTATGACAACTGACCCTTCTTATATGCCTATTTTGACGTCTTACCAAATGTCTTTAGAAAAGAGTTCTTATCAGTTTTCTTTTGACATTTATAGGCGTTTTGTCATTCATTACTTGAAGAATGCCAATCCATTTGCGAAATCTCTTGTCTTTGTTAATACAAAGAAAGAAGCTTTGCAAATGGCTGGTGACCTCACTGGTCCTTCAGGGGGTGTTGTTGCCTTTTGGTCTGGCCACACAGATTTACCTGATAGGTGGTCCATAATTGTGTCCACGTCAGTCGCTGATGTCGGTTTGACGTTGCCATCTGTCGATCACGTGTTCACTACTAATACGCACATTGTCATCAGGGGTGTTGATTTGGTTAAGCCTGTCTTTTATAATGCG